AACATAAGCAGAGAATACACGACGAGCGTTAACGAACTGACTAGAGCCAGTTACCTGCTTAAAGTAATTTTGTAGATCAACGCCACCCTTCTTTAATTCGGGGTGAGCCTTGACAATCTCCTGTACGATTCTAGATACGGAAAGTAGTTTACCGCCAGGAGCAATGTTCATGCCTACATCTTGACTAATCGCTTCGTGGTACTTACCGAATGTTTCCGTTAATCGCGCGAGTCCTGTAGTACCGATACGCAGCGACGGGAACACTCTTGACACGAATGCGATATCCTCGAACATCTGCTTTGTACTGTAACCAGCAGACTTAAATGCAGGAATAACTTGGTTCAACGAACTAGTCATCTCACCCATCGTCATAGCGCCGAAACGAACAGAAGCCTGCATCTGATTCATTACTTTAGGAATCTGCCGTGCGCTTAAGCCGAAGTTGTTGATTAGTGCGATGCCTGTCTTAGTTACCTCGTTAAGAGATACCTGCCCATAGTTGGCAGTAAAGACCCTACTGAATTCTTTGAGAAGTCCAAGACCTTCGTTTAACTGCTGCTTCTGTCCACCCTTTAAGGATAGACCAGAGAAGATTGAATAGAGGCCGCCAGTTAAATCAGAAGATTTAGCAGGAGTAGCACCCGTAACTAATTGGTGCTGTAACTGGCTCTGCAAGTAAGTAGCATTCCTCTGTACCTGTGCTACTGAGTTGCGGCCTGGTAACGTACTCTGTGTAGCAGCTAACGCAACTTGCGTATTGAACTTAGCTGCTGCATACGCGGCTCCTGCAAATACTGCGGTCGTAACAAGGCCGAACGTTTGCATCGTCCGGCCTACAGATTCGGCTACTTTACCATACTGACCTAGCCGAGAACCAGCACTTTTTGTAGCCGCATCAATTTCAACCATCTTTGCGGCTGCTAACTGCTGAGCACCCGTAAGGTTATTAATCTTGTCTGTTAACTGACCACTGATCTGCGTAAGTCTAGCTTCGCGCTCAACAAGATTTTGAGCAGCGATAGCCTGATTAGCATAACCAGCGGCAGCAGCATCAGCGCGTAATTGAGCAGCTTTAACTAACTGAGGATTCGCTCCTACAGTCTTAGCTAATTTCGCAGCCTTCTGCTGAGTTTCAATGGAATAAGCTTCTGATCTAGCTAAAGCGACTTGCTGTGCAGCTTGCGCTTTAAGTAATGAAACACGACGAGCACCGCTATCAACACTAGCCTTTTCGTTGATAGCCATTTTCTTTTGAGCTACAAGCTGAGACTGACGTAACTGTAAAGCTTGCTTTTGACTCGCTAGAGAGGTCAAAGCATTTCTGCGGCTAAGTCCAGATATGTCTGCACTAGCCTTTCTAAGATCATTAGAAAGGTAGTTACGTCCACGAAGGACAAGCATCAATTCGTATGCGCTAGCCACTACTTTGACCTCTCCATCGAGTCGGCTTCATGTTTATCCATTGCCTTTATAACAAGTATCATCTTGGTAATATCTCGCGGCTTCTGATCGTACAAACCCCCCACAGTTGGTAGAACACCGATCCGCATACAGAGTGTAGTTATCTCTACCCAATCAAGTGCATCTTCAACTATACTCTGTGAAACAACGCGTGGAGGAACTGGATTACCGCTTAAATCTCTTTCAACGTTACCTTCTGCGTCTCGCTCGTATCGCTCCCATTCTCCGACGATTGATTCTCCTCTTCCGGAGACAATGAGTTCAACTGCGGCGGAAAATCATCTAACATCACTTCATCCTCATCTTCGTTCAGATCATTGATTAGTTTTTCAATCTCTGACCCAACCTTAGGATTTAAGAGTTTGATTGACATTGGACGGCCGAAGTCGATCTTTCGCTTGTTCTGATCTGTAAGGTTATGATCCAAGATACAGTTAGCGAAGTCAAAGGCCACAGCCCACTCGTTATAAGATTCAAGCTCGATTTCACTAATAGCGTCACCGGGCTGTTTACCCTTCCGAGCAGGCTGTGACCTCATCATCATCCTTGTTGCCTTATCCCGTCGGGTAAGTTTCATACCGTAAGGCAACGGACGCAGGATGATGAACCCATCTTCGTCGTTAGGATCATTAGGATCGGCAGGAGCAGTTTTAAGCTCGTACCGCTCACTGGCATTAGGATCAATTGTAACTATCGGCATTTTCTCTCCTTAGTTGCCTTACTAAGTTATATTGACAGGCGACTTGCACTCGATACTATAGCCGGTTCCCCCTGAGATAGCCAGCGAACGCATTGTAACTGCTGCGCTAACCAGATCGGCCATTCCCTTAGTATCGACCGTGTACTGATCGTATGCCGTGCGGTAGTTAATGATTCTAACAGCCTCAGTCGCGGCACCGTATGTACTACCAGCACCACCAGGACGGTTAGACTCTAACTTAATGGAGCGGAGCGTGCTGTTCTTGAAGTTGTTGTACTCCGTCTTATCAAGGAAGTCAAGCTCCGTAGTTAACGTTGCTTCCGTCACACCGTATGCAATGAAGTTAGCAGCGCGTGACGGGTTAATGCGATTCTCTGCAACAGCAGCATGGTTGATATCCATAGTGTAACCGCTGAATGCCGGACTTAACGACGCGAACGTAGGAGTTAATCCAGCCGTATCAACGTAAATACTATGAGCATCTGCACCAAACAACTCTGCATCAATCCAGGTCGGAACACCGACTAACGTAGCAGCCGTATTCGCTTCTGCAAGACCAAGGACTGTAGCCGTACATTCAAGCACACCGTTGTTGATAGTGAATGACCACTCACTAATCACGCAACCGCTATAGAGGAATCCGACGCCATTACGCTTAATAGCAATCGAAATACCCTTAGCAGTACCACCGGGATACGTTGCACCAGCAGCCGTAGGACGTGCAATGTAGAGATACGGCCCTGAACCGGATTTAACGACCGAGTGACGTGAAGCGTAAAGAAGGTACGGAAGATAATTAGCGTCTACCTCGAAGTGAATAGGACCTTCGACGTGATACGGAGCAGGAACAACAGAACTCATCATTGCCTGTTCACGAATCTGTGGGCTGTAGTATTTAGCCTCGGTATAAACTAACGCCTCATCTAGAATTGGCATCCAAACTCCAACACCAGAAGCCGTTGGATCAACAGCAGTACCGTATGTAGTTTCAATTCCAATCCATACAGCGTTATTGGAGCCAATGTCAACATTAGCCATTACATCTCACCCCCTGTATCCGGGGTTGCTGCTACAGTAGCCTCAGGAATTGCGGGAGTCTCTGCAACAGTATTTTCACTAGGAACTTCCTCGACTAACGGAATCAAGGACTTTACCTCTTCCGCACTTAACGAACTGGAACCACTAAGTGTAGCTCCTGGTATCTGCTTTAAAGCATCCTCCATTGAAATGCCCCGTAGTGCAACGAACTGCCTTTCCATATCTTCATCAATGTCTAACGAGCCACCGTTAGGAACAATGCCAAGATCATTGATAGCAAACTCTTTGCCTTCGGGGAAATGAGGATGCTCAAATTTAAGCGTATAGGACACTATTTGAACCTCCGTTGAGAAATACCCATCCAATTCAAGCGAGTACTAATTACTGCATCCCCCTTAGTAACTCTCGGAGGCAAAACACCAGGGACTTCGTTTTCAACGAATCCGTGGATTACGTGTCCACCTAAAGTCATATCGCTTTCTAAGAACTCTACGACCTGTGTGGCTAAACGCAAATCTTCATAGTTGCGTGTCTGACGATCTTCCTTCATATTAGCATGAAGGATATGTATTGCGGCGCGCATTCCGATAAGGAAAGTCGCTGTGCTGTGTAACGTCTTATCGAAGTTCGCAGCCATGATATGTATAGCTGGATATTTAGGATACATCTTCTCGTCGTACTTAGCGATGTATCCGAAGTCAAACTCGCTTTGCTCTTGAAACAAATTAGCAAGATACTCGACCAATTCTTCTGGACGAGTAATCGTTGTGGGTGTGACGGCTACAACTGGCATTAAATATTCTCAGGGAACTCTTCCTGTACTCCCTCTTCAAACCACTTATTCCAAATACCAGCAAAGACAGCTTCATCAACTTCTGTGAATCCGATGAATTCACGCATTGGAAGGTTCTTACCGCCGCCTCCCATATTAACGATACCAGCTTCTTCGGGAGTAATTCTCTCACCTGATGCTAACTTGTTTAGAATGTTACCCTGATGAATACCCATCTGCGTAGTACCCATCTGATGCAGCCACATATAATCAGGAAGTTTAGTCTCGTCGAACCAGAGAGTATCTTCCCAAATTATCCATGCAGGGCCGGTAGCTGCTCTTTTACCTTCACCAGTTCTAACGAGAATTTCGTCACCTGGAAATCCCTGCTTGATCTTAGCGATTTTGTAATCTTCGTCCAGTTCTGCCCATGCATCGCCATTAGGATCAGACTGTGTTTCAAAGTGTAGTTCTGTCGATTCTATGGCAGCTTCGCGTGATGCTATTAAAGCAGGCATCATATCTTCGTAGTAATTGGCGAGCGCCAGTAGTCGAGCAGAAGTGTCTTTCGGTGACGGCTCCCAAGTTCCTGTTATTAATGTTTCGCCGTCGTCTAAGATTATGAACGTATCAGGCATTATCCAAACACAGCATCCATCGTGAAGAATGGCCCATCTGTAGTATTGTTGGGCCAGAAATCAGATGCCGACATAGCAGAAATATTCGTAGCAATCGGCTCATCGTTAACATCAAGCAGAACAACATTACCACTACGAACGTCCGCTAACATTTGGATAGCCTCGTTGTATAGCTGCTGTGCATACGGAGGAATAGTTAGACTATCCTCCGCATACACAGCCCTATACAAGTACGCCGCGATCAACCTCGATGCAATTGACCTGATTTGATCCGGCGTAGTTTCTGGATCAACCCAACTAGCTAGTACAGTAGGGAGATAGCTGTTAGCAAGCTGACCACGAATCAGTCTCCATGCTTCTATTTGCAGACCTGCTGTATTTGCGTCATCGGCTTCTAACTTATCGTTAGTGAACCACGCATTTACATCTTGGTTGCTTGCTAACAGCGCAGCCATTATTAGGCATTCCCTCCACTAGAAGCGGCAGCACGCTCAGAAGCAACATCATCCTGAGTCGAACTACCACCAACACCAGCCATTTCTTCCTCTAACTGCTCACGCTGTAAACGTAGCGTGCGTAAACGGTGTTCATTCGGCGATAGTGAACTAACACTATCAGGATTTAAGCCCTTAGGCCACGGACGCGGCCTAACTGCTCCACCCTCTAACAACTCTTCCCAGGCAGCATCATCATAACCAAGTCCTTCCTGAGTTACCTCAGTACCAGGCTTGATAGTAATGAGTTTGTCTCCATCCCAATGGGAAATGTTAGACCAAGAGTAATACTTAACGTTTTCTGCCATGCTGTTCCTTCCCCTTGATTACGAGACAGCCACAACAGCGGTCTTGAAGAGATAACCAGCGGTCGAAGAAACGACCTTGATATCGTACTTCCAAGAAGAACGCACAACATCAGTCTTGCGGTTATCTTCGCGCCAACGATCGGCAGGCCGCGTGTCTCCACTCGGGTACTTCTGCGCGAACGTCTTAGCAAACGTCTTAGTCATCTGACCAGGCTGAGGATCAACTAATCCTAACCATGCATCAGTTCCCCAAAACGTCTGAATGTTCTCAACTGAATCAACGTTATCGGCAGCATTGTACTTGCTGTCAGTAACAATGATCGTAAGACTGGACGTAGCTTCATCAGGTAAACCAAGAAGCTGCTTCCAAGCCTGGTTATCAGTAACGGAAGTGTACTGGAACCGAGCAACTAAACGAGGATGGTTCTCAATAACACCAACTGCATCAAACGGGATGATGAAGGTGTTAGGCCAACGGCCCGTATCAAGCTTGATCCTCTGCATAGCCGTCTTAAGGTTAGCAACCGGGTTGCTGTACGCAGTACCAACATCACCAGGAGTAGCTAACGCATAATTCGACCACTGTGTACCAGTACCACCGGAAGTAAGAGTAACCGTGTGGTTACCAGGATAGTTCGCAGTATTACGAAATACCGTACTCACCTTCTGCTCATGCTCTAACCGCAGCGAGCGAGTAATGTATGTAACAGCATCAGCCTCAGGATCAATCTGTAAAGCTCCACCGAACACCGGATCAGCTAAACCACCCTGAGAGATTAACTCCTGACGCTCTTCATCGTAAATCTCTGCTGCTAACGCATGTTCCTGCGTCTTGAACGTATCCTCACTGTACTTCCGGCCCCCGACCGTGTTAGCCTGTGTACCAGGCTCACGGCGCGAACGATGAATTAACCAGTCAGAACGATCGAATACACGATAACGTCCAGACTGTGTATTAACGGGAGTTTCAGGTGCAACCTGTAACCCGTAAACATTCTCAGGCTGGAACCCGACACTTAACTGAGTTAAGATCGGGTCTACGTATAGTGAACCAGGATCATACATTAGGCTTTACCACCTGCGAGTGCGAGGCTGATTCCAAGCTCGTCACCAGCAGCGCCGCCGCCATTCTCGTCACAATAACCGAGAACGAACTGCGTAGAAGTTGCGGTAACTGCTCGTCCGACATTATCAGTAGCAACAGCATCACCGATATTAACGGTTCCGCCTGCTTCTACAATAGCACGTCCGTCGGTGACAATGCTAGCACCCTTACCACGACTAATTTCTGCCGAGGAACAAGAGAATAACGAAACACCGTATGCATTCTCACCAGCTGTATTACACATCAAAACACTTTCACCATCAGTTGCGGTTGTATCAAGCTTACAAAACCGCTTCTTAGTAATCGCGCTAGATGCGTTTTTACCTTTGGCCTGGTCAATATTCATGCTTGCAGGCATTTTGAGTCATTCACCCCATCTCACTATCTGGAATATCAAATGTCGAAGGATAGACCGGATGCGTTACATCTGTACCCGGTCCAGTTGCTACATCATTCTGATCCGATATAGTTAAACGCCTATCTGGAACTGTACCATCTTCACCAGCAGGCGGTGTATCTCTGCGCCAGTTATTAGGAGGCCCAGAACTATCGTGCCCGATGCGAATATCAATAGCACCGTCTTGTCCTGCCTCCATAAACTCAGCAGGATTAGTCATTGTTACTTACGACCTCTCCATACCAGCAGAGTGGTATGCTTCTGCTAACACAGGATACTTATCAGCAGCCATTCTAAGTGCGGTCTGGTAATCAAGTTCATCAGCCTTCATAACCTCTGCAACCTTCTCTGCAAAGAGCTTACGAGTCTCACGAACTCCACCAGACGGAATTGCATCCTCGTCCTTCATAAGACTATCATCTTCACGACTAGAACCTCTAGTACCGTAATCAACGACACCGCTATTCGTGATAGAATCAATAACAGTCTTGACCGAATCAAGTGTAGCAGTACCTTCGCTGAACTCCTTAGCAAGTCCTTCAAGGTTCTGAATGACTAAGCCGCTAAAGCCAAGCGTTGTAGCCTCGTTGTCATCACCCTTTTTCTCGGTAAGACGAACGTTAGTGTACTGCTCAGAAAATGCCTTAGCAGAACGATCCTGCTCTGACTTCTCTAAACGAACCATGCGTGCAAACTCGTCGGGGAATGCCTCAGAGAATGCCTTACGCTCACTATGAGCTTTGAGAACTTCACGCATAGGAGTAACTTCGTCGTTAAGGTCGGTGACAGCCTTGACGATATCAACGTCATCAGCAAGACCTAACTTCGCACGTAATTCCTTCTCTAACTCCACGTCTTTTTCACCACCCTTATCATCATCGACCTTATCAACAACTGCCGGAGGGTCTACAACAATAATGTTGCCATTATCATCAACAGCATCGACCGGCGGATCAACTACATTATCGTCATCCACTACTAACTCCTCATCTAAGATTGCAAGCTGCTCGTCGTAAGACTTCGCGCCAAGCAACCTCTCTAATCTAGACTTACAAGATGCCTTAGCAGATGCAGGCATATTCTGAACCTGATCGAGTCTAGCTAGTGCATCACGAACATGCGCTAGATCGACTTTACCACTGGCATCCTTGTAAGGAAGATGCCGTAATGAACGAGGCGTGGTCTTACCGCTACTATCTTTTGTTCCGCCAGGTTCGATATAACAGAACGAACTATCAGGTAAATCGTTCTGCATCGCTGTAGACCACACAGCGAATTCTTTTGGAATACCAAGCTCAGAGAAGTTAAGTGGCACCATGCCTTTGACGTAAGGCTTATTAGTAAGCCCACCACCGTCATAGACCATTTCGTGTACTTCACCAGTCTGAGGATGCTTCCATTCATCAAAGTGAGTTGTTGACCAATAGTTCCACTCACCACTATCAATTTCGTGTCTCGCGGTATCACTAAACTGCACACGCGCCCACAGTCCGGGCTGCGTGAATACACCGCGAGGTTCATCTACAACTTTTAATTCCTTGATAGACCCTGCTGCTTTTGAACCCTTAGCAGCATCAAGACCATGCTCGTAATCAGCGAAGATTTTAGTACCTCTAACGCCGTGATCGAAGCTGTCCTTTAACTTAGTAGCACGATCATGGTCAATAACCGTATCACTAAAGACAGGGTGAGTCCAGCTATCGAATGGATACTGCTGAACCCACATCTCATTATTCGCAAGCCAACGCAGTTCGCCGTTTTCAGCGAACTGCTTTAACTCTGTGAGAT